CGGGGACACGGGCAAATCTGGCAGCTTCGCAGACAGCACAGAATTCCTTGCTATTTAAGGATAAGAGCGACGGCGGATATATGGAGAGAGTACAGATCATCAAAAAAGGCTGCTCCGGATATGTCAAGATTACGGAGCCTAAGAAAAAGGAGGTTTAATTATGAGGCAATATTGCGAGTATTGCGCTTTTCTTTTAACCGGTAACGGTATCTATTGCGATGCTCACGATAAGGAGCTTAAAGAGAGTACGACAAAAAGCGTTAATCATTGTAAAGATTTTGAGTTTTTATCGGCGAGCGCTTACGACTTGGATAAAACATATAAACCGAGGCGGAAAAGAAAAGCTCCGCTTAATCAAATATCAATCGAGGAGGTTTAAGTCGGAGGCGCTAATATCCGCTCTTAGAGCGTTTATATGAATTGAAGGAAATGCTCACGGAAGAGGTCAAGAAGATCGCCAACAAAGGCGAGCTGACAGCAGGCTCGCTGGAGACAGTCGACAAACTTCTCAATTCCATCAAGAACACTTGCAAGATCATTATGTATGATGAGTATGCCGAGGATGGCAATTCTTATGCCGATTCCGATATGGATATGAGCGAATACTCATATGCCAGAGGCAGAGGAAGCAATGCTCGCAGAGACAGCATGGGCAGGTATTCCAGAGAGGGCGGATATTCTAATGCCAGAGGCAGAGGTGGCAGATATTCTCGCAGAGGCTATTCATATGCCGATGGTAAAGAGGAGAAGGTCGAGATGCTTCGAGACATGATGGGCGAAGTATCATCCGAGGATGAGAGAAGAGCTCTCCAGAAGATCATCAGAAGGATGGAGCAGGATTGAGATGTTCTCTAAGAATGAGTTTCTTGATGCGATAGATGAGCTGGAAATGAGTCCAGCAACATATCAGAATGCAGAGAAGCTGGCGACATTCTATTCCTTGTATGATCATCTCTATGGCGACAAGTCGAAGATGTCCGCTGTCGAATCGAGTCGAGAAGTAATTATCCAGAATCATGGCGACTCTGAATTCCTGCAGGCGTTAGGGGCTGTTCATTCTGATTTAGAAGAATTGCTCGAAGAATTTGATAGAGGAGGCAGAGAATGAATAGACGAACTGAGGGCGAGATCAAAGCATATGTGGACGGCTATACCAAATGCTACAACGACTTCACAGAATATTTGAAAGGGCGTAAAAGTGTTGCAGACGCAGCACGAAAAATGGATATGTTATTGACAGCAGTAAAAGCTGTATTAGAACAGGAGGTAGAGAATGAATAAATCTGAGGCAAAAGATGTTTTGAAACGTCATCTTCATCATTGGGAACATTTGCTACAAGACGGGACATGTAATGAAAAGGAAGGAAAAGAAACCACCGAGGCTCTTGACCTTGCTGTCAAGGCTCTTGATGACAACCCGACAGGCGAGTTCAAGTGTGTGACCTGCAAATACCGAGGTGGTGAGATTATAAGCAAGATATGTAGAAAGTGTAGTCGCTCTTGGGCAGACTTATATGAGGAGGATAGAGGCAATGAGGGAATATAAGTTGCCTGAAATGCTAAGAAAGACGATAGACGGTAAGAATGTGACCATTAAGGCTATCGTTAAGGACACAGGGCTTACAGGCGCACAGATAAGCAATTACAGTCACGGTAAGAACGTACCGTCAGCACAGGTGCTTTTCACGCTATCTAACTACCTTGGGGTATCCGCTGATTATCTTCTTACAGGTGGCAAGCCGATAGATCATGGCGAATGGATATACAGGGGAGACATGATGCAATGCAACCGCTGTCTCAGAGAGTATAAGATATCGCCATACAACTACTGCCCGTACTGTGGGCGTGATATGAGGAATAAAGCATGAAGATAACAACTACCTACAAGAAAGACCTTTCAGGCGCAATAGTCGTTACTACCCGATATGAGGGCACGGAAGAAGAGTTACATTACATGGAGTTGCAATGCTTACGGAATATCGGTACAGGCAAACTAATAAGTACGGAGGCTATCAATGACAGCAGCGCAAGTAATCAAAAAGTTGATGAAGAAAAAGAAGATAAGTAATGCGGAGTTGGCTAACCGAATGGGCTACAAGTCCAGGGCAAGTGTAGCCGTTAAGTTCTACCGAGATCAGGACTACAAGGTTAAGCCGTTCCTCAGGACTCTTGATGCTATGGGGTATGAGTGCGTTATCAGAGAAAAGGGAAAGTATCGTACCAAATTCAAACTGACGGAGGACGAAGAATGAACATTCCTGAGATACTTAATGCTATCAAGACCTCATTCAAGGCTAACAGAGACATACGGACGTGTTATGACTACATAGCAATGATCCGTGAGGGCACAAAGAACGAAAAATCAGTTAAGACAGCGATTGCTCACGGGCGGTGGCTGTCTGACTATTTGGATAGGCTTGTTCCCCGTCTTTGTGACGTAGAGTTGATGCGAGACTTCTTTAAGGCACACGAAGAGTTGCTTTACACCTTAGCACCGTATGACTTTGACAGTTATTGTCTATACCTTGAGTGGGATCGTGTGCCCGAGCAGAAGTTCTACGCACCGAGACGTAGGCAACTTAAGCCATTGGCAATACAGTTACAGAGACTATACGATGATGAATTAGACTTGCTGTGTATATCTCTCCCCCCAGGTATCGGTAAGTCTACACTTGCTTTCTTCTTCCTGACGTGGTGGGGAGGCAAAGTCCCTGACAAGTCTATGCTGACGGTATCGCATAATGCTGCGTTTATCAAAGGTGCGTATGAACAGATACTCAAGATCGTAGGCAAAGACAGCGAATATCGTTTCCTTAAGGTATTCCCTACAACCCCTGTGGTAAACACAGACGCTAAGAACTATTTAATAGATTTGCAAACCGAAAAGCGTTTTGGCACGTTTTCTTTTTCAACGATTGGTGCGGGTAATGCTGGTCGTGTCCGCGCTCAGTCGCTACTCTACTGTGATGACCTGATTAGCGGTATGGATGTTGCGTTATCCGAGGACAGGCTACAATCACTGTGGGGAACGTATACAGGCGACCTCTTACAGCGTAAGATAGGACGATGCAAGGAATTGCATATCGCTACACGTTGGTCGGTCAGAGACATTATAGGGCGTTTGTATGACCGATATGGGGAAGATGACAGGGCTGAGTTTATCGAGGTAGATTGCTACGATGCTGACGGCAATTCTAACTTTGATTATCCGTACAACCTTGGCTATACCACAGAAGCGTTACAAAGACTTGAACAAGATATGGATGAGGCTACGTTTTCCGCACTATATCGTAATAGACCGATTGAGCGTGAGGGACAACTCTATGCTGAGGTAGAGTTAAGACGGTACTTTGAACTGCCAGAGAATGAACCCGATGCTATCATTGCCATTTGTGATACTAAGGATAAGGGCAAGGACTTTGAGTTTATGCCAGTAGCCTATCAGTACGGGAATGATTATTACCTTGAGGATTGTGTCTGTAATGACGGCAAGCCTGAGACGGTAGAGGCAATGCTTGTAAACCTCTTGATGAAGCACAAAGTACAAATGTGTCAGTTTGAGAGCAATTCAGCAGGAGGACGCATAGCGGAAAAGATACAGGGTGCTGTCAAGGAAAGAGGCGGTAGGACTAAGATTACTACCAAATATACGACCACAAACAAGGAAACTAAGATCATCGTAAACAGCCCTTGGGTCAAAGAGCACGTCTTATTCAAGGATAAATCGGTTGTAGGCAATAACAGAGAGTACAAGCGTATGCTGTCGTTCCTTACGTCCTATACCCTCAAGGGTAAGAACGCTCACGATGACGTTCCTGACGGTATGGCTATGCTTGCTCTATACGCTCAAAGCCTTACGAGTAACAATATCGAAGTGTTCAAACGACCGTTCTAAACACAAAGTTTAATACAACTAAACCTAAAAGCCACAATATATAGGGGTGTACCGCTTGCAAAGCCTTATATGTTGTGGTATTTTTAGGCTATATAAGTATATTTACCCTTAAGGGCAGTCGCACGTTACCGTGAAAAACAATAGTTAGAGGGGTCAACTATGAGTAGTAACAGTAACGAGACTACCAATAAACAGGTGGGAATAGTCTATCCCGTTGTTAAGAAGTTAATGTTCGGTAGACGTAAGATTTATTCTTCCGTTGATGAAATCACCCCTGAAAACGTATTGGGCGTACTTGAACAGGCAAAGACTACTCACAGTATTAACCGTGATGAGATTGATTATCTGTACAACTACTACAAGGGAAAACAGCCTGTACTTTCCCGTATTAAGAATATCCGTGAAGATATCGTAAACAGGATCGTAGTCAACAGGGCATTTGAAATAGTCTCTTTCAAGGTTGGCTATCAGTGCGCAGAACCGATGCAGTACACGGCTGTAAGAGCCGAAGAGGGGCTTTCCGAAAAGATAGAGCGACTTAATACCTTTATGGACTATGAAAACAAGGCTAAGAAAGACAAAGACCTTGTAGAATGGCAGATGATATGCGGTACAGCTTTCCGAATGGTAGCACCTGACACGGATCTGTCCGAAGAAGAGGACGAAGCACCTCTTGAGATTATTACTTGTGACCCTATGAATACGTTTGTCATTTACAGCAACAAGGCAGGTGAAGTTCCCCTTGCTTCCGTAAACTATTGGAGTAAGGAAATAATCACAGGTACTAACAAGGATATTCAATATAACAATGTATTCAGAGTATCCACACCGACTCAGATAATCACTATCGAAGAGGGTAAGATCATAGACGTAGCACCTAACGGACTTAAGGCTATTCCGATAGTAGAATATCCTGCTAATAATGCCCGTCTGGGTGCTTTTGAAATCGTACTTGACCTGTTAGACGAACTGTCTAACCTTGAGTCTAACCGTATGGACGGTGTAGAGCAGACGATACAGGCATTCCTTAAGTTCATTAACTGCGATATTGATTTTGAGCAGTTTGAACAGTTTAAGGCTGACGGTGCTATCAAGGTAAAGTCTAATGACGGACAGGCAGCTGACGTTGATTATGTAACAACCGAACTGAGTCAGTCTCAGGTACAGACGCAGGTCGACAATATCTACGACACAATTCTTACCATTTGCGGTATGCCTAACAGGAATGGCGGTAGTTCTACGAGTGATACGGGTACTGCCGTTTATCTTCGTGACGGATACGGAGCTGCGGAGGCAAGGGCAAGAGACTATGAGACGATGTTTGAGGCATCCGAAAGGGAAATCCTTAAGGTTGTCTTGAAGATACTGAGGGATAACAACGTGCTTGACCTCAAGGTAAGTCAGGTCAAGATAACACATCCCCGTAGGAACTACGATAACATTCAGAGTAAGTCACAGGTACTTGTAACGATGCTTGATAACCCTAAGGTAGCACCTAAGTTGGCATTCGAGCATTGTGGTATGTTTACCGACCCTGAGACGGCTTATGAACAGAGTATGAAGTATTACGAGGAAGAACATGCGAAGTACGAGGTACAGGAAGTGCCCGAGAGCGAGGACAAAGCAGTAGAGGAAGAGTAAATGTATCAGCAAGCGGACAAAGAGTTAGCCAAAATTAGAAAGGAACTCAAGGACGAATCGCTGAGGCTGCAGGGCATGAGTTTTGATGAACTGCACAACCGAACGGTAACAGGGGTAACAAAGTCCTTGATGAACCGTTTGAAGAAGAGGAACGAAAAGTCCTTTTGGAAAGTGGCGCAAAAAGCGTATAGGGACGCAATAGCGGTATTAGTCGAAGAGGGTTACGACCCAGACGATGATGACGGATTAGTCGAGGCGTGGCTGTTAGGGCTGTTAGACAGTTACAACTATGTAACAGGGTATCTGTATAACCCCGAAGCGGAGCGCAAGCGTCTCAGGTTATCTGAGGCAATGAGTACGGCTATGACGTACAAGAACAGGAAACTGTATAGAGAGCAGACTACAAGGTTTATCAGCCTGTGGTGGACACAGACAAAACAATACATGATAGACGTTGTAGACAGCGCAGAGACAAAGGCGTGGCTTGACAATGGCGTTCAATACGCAAAGTGGGTAACGGCAAAGGACGAAAAGGTATGTAAAGAGTGTGGTCCCCGTGACGAAAAGGTGTATCCGCTTAAATCATTCCCACCTAAGCCACATTATAATTGTAGGTGTCGAAAGATACCGATGCCAAAAGGGTGGGAACCCGATAAGGATACTAACAGCGAAAGCTGATAAGTATAAGACAGGGAAGTCTATAATCGCATAATCTAAACAGACAGGGAAGTCTATAATCGCAAGGAGGTAGCAATGGACTACAAGAAGATGCTCGGTGAAGCGTACAGGGATGACATGACGGCTGAGGAGATCGTCAAGGCACTTGAGGCTGTTGATGATCCGCAGGACAATTCAGCGGAGATTGCGAAGTTGAAGAAGTCCGTGTCCGATGCCAACAGCGAGGCGGCAAAGTACAAAAAGGAACTTAAGGACAAAATGTCCGAAGAGGAAAAGAAACAGGCGGCTGACGCTGAAAGGGAGGCGCATTATGCTGAACTTGAGCGAAAGATCAATGTTTCCGAACACAAGGCAAAGTTCCTTGAAGTAGGCTTCGATGCTGACACCGCACAGGAAACCGCAGAGGCTCTTTGTGACGGAAAGTTGGACGTGCTGTTCAGTAACCTTGATACGTTTAAGGCGACACTTGAAAAGAAGTTCAAGGCTGACTTAGTAAACAAAACACCCGTCAAGCCTGACGGGGGAAACCCGACAACAACGGTGACTAAGGAACAGTTCGCTAAAATGGGTTATACCGAGAGAGTAAAACTGCAATCCGAACACCCTGAGTTGTACAACGAATTAACAAAGTAAAGGAGATTTACAATCATGGCACTTGATCCTAATGCAACAATGCTGTCCAACCTGATTAACCCTTGGGTACTGGCAGACATGGTAGATGCAAAGTTGGTAGACTATATGAAGTTTGCCCCTCTTGCAGACATCGACACAACACTCGTAGGCAGACCTGGAGACACCGTAAAAATACCTGTCTACTCTTACATCGGAGACGCAATCACAACCGCTGAGGGCGTTGACATTACAATCAATCAGTTGGCACAGACAATGGCAACCGTTACGATTGCTAAGATTGCTAACGGTGTTCAGATTACTGACGAGGCTGTCCTGAGTGGTTACGGAAACCCTATGGACGAGGCTGCAAAGCAGTTAGCCCTGTCTATCGCAAGCGGACTTGATAATGAGGTTCTTGGTATCCTTGCAGCTATCAAGTCCCCTATGGTACACCCCGTAGGTACACCTGGTACTCTTGCTTTCGACGACATTGCCGACGCTCTTGAGCTGTTCGGTGAGGACATTGACGGACCTAAGGTTCTTCTTGTTTCCCCTAAGCAGTACACACTTCTGAGAAAGTCCCCGTCATGGCTTCCTGCGTCTGACATTTCCGCTGACGTTGCCCTTAAGGGTGTTGTCGGTGAGGTACAGGGCTGTCAGGTAGTTATTTCCAACAAGCTGACAGAGGTTTCCGCTAAGGAGAATGCCTTTATCGTTAAGCCTGGTGCTCTTCGTATCTACACTAAGAGAGATACACTTATCGAGGCTGACCGTGATATCGTCAACAAGAGCACAGTTATAACTGCGGACAAGCACTTCGCCCCGACACTCTACGATAGCAGCAAGGCAATCAGAATTAAGGTTATGTGG